CAATTTCACTTGAAGACCTTCCCAAGTACCTCGAACAAGCGAAAAAACTCGGATTCATGTAATACGCATTCATCCATGAAGCCCGGCTATATGCCGGGCTTTATGCTGTCCTTTTCCAGAAATAACAAGTGATGTAGGGCTGCAGGTTGTTGTGCGCTGCGCCGCTGCCGTTACTGCCAACCGAGCCAGAAACGGAACCCGTATGGTCATGCGACCCGCCGGAACCAGTCGTCTGTCCGCTGGTGCTTCCGCCGTTGGTCATATAGTAATAGGTAGAGCCGGAACCGCTTCCGACCTTATACGATCCCGCCGACGCTTGGTGGGTATGCGCGCCATTGGTGTTCACCGTCACGGAGCCGCTGAACGAGTGATTATGTGACGGCAACTCCGCTGTCGCAAGTGTATGCGTGTTCGTACCACCTGTCTTCTCCACCGAGTTGAAGTTCGTGTCGGACGTGTTCACGCCCACCGGCACGCGGCCCGTTCCCCAGCGTACCCAAGTGCCGCCCAGAAACGTGCTTTCATCCGCGGCCGATACCGTCATGCGAATGCTTCCTACCGGGAAGATCAGGTTCGCCAGCCACATGACGCTTGAAAACGTTACTGCATCGTCAAACTGCACGTTCTCGCGAAACCGCGCCGGCCAGCCAACATCGAAGCTGTCCTCCTCGGCGACCTTACCGACCGCCAATCCCATACCGGTGCTGCGCACGGAAAGGATGACTTCCGCCGTACTCAGGTCAATATATCCGTATGCTTCACTGAAATAGTCGCCGAGCGTTACGCGAATGTCGTAGGTATACTGATTCGAGAGGCTTCCGCCGATGCGATAACTGCCATTGACAGCATACGTGGGCAGCGTGAACGTCGTATCCGTGTAGTACGTTTCGCTTTTGCGCTTATACCCAATTTTGAGTACACGCGTATTTTTGTTGTTCACAGAGGAGATCGCACCTGCGACCGCGACCATGGCGTATGTTCCCGTGTTGCTGGCGTTTCCCACAGCGTCGCACCGAAAGACTGAAACGGTCTGCACCGAGGGCGAGTCATATGCCACAACCTCAAAAGTTCCAGTCAGCACCGTCGTTCGTCCCCGGCTATCCGTGATCATCGTGCGTATCGTGTTCGATCCGACTGTTGCTAGTTCGTTCGTTGTGAAAGAGCTACCCGAGTACGTTGCTCCGTTTACCGTGGTCGAAATCGACGAGATGGACGAACCGTAGACACCGGAAGCAGAAATACTGACGCTTAATTTGCTCTTTCGCTGAACAAAGCACCCGAATAGCGTCGCCAATTCTCCCTCCGCCTCGGAGAACCAGATCGACCCCGCTGGCGCAACGGAAGTGGGAATCGCTGCGGTAATGCTGACCTGTGTCGTGCCAAGAAGAACACGGTCGGAGTAGGTATCGCAATACAACGTTCCCGCTACGCTCGTCGCATTCGGCGCAGTGTTGGCTTCGTCCAATGAAGGTGTCCACGAAATGTTTGTTGCGGCGGTTAGCGCCGCGATCGTTGTCTCCGCGCGCGAGCCAAACTTCGCACGCAGCGTGTGTAAGAACGCGCTCGATGCGGGTGTCAGCGAAATCGTCGACGCGCTGCCGAGCGTCACGGCTGAGTTGATGGGCGTCGTAATGCGCGGGATCGCCGGCAACGATAGGACAACGCTGCCGTTTGCCGTTCCAATCGATGCGGAGTAGGTGCAATTCGCTGTAAAAGCCAAGGTGATCTGCTTTGTTCCATCCGAGTTGTGGGGGACCGTGCATTCTCCATATGCTTCGCTCTCTGTGCTCGCGTTATCGGTTAGGATCATGAGGTATTGGTAGCCCAGCGCCGTATCATATGGCTCCTGATACTGCGTAATATACTCGTTGCGGTAAGGAATCCGCGAGATCGCGAAGCCTCTCCCGATACGGTTGTACACGGAGCTTCCATCGACCGATACGCTCATCGCGCCGCGCGCATTTGAATCGATGTTATTGCAATAGACATCGAACTGCGAGGTGTTGCCCGAGGTCGCCAGAAACACATAGAATCGGATGGTAGACGTGTTGTTAGCAACAGACTGCGAAACGATCTTGTATTCCAGCCAACAGGAAACCTTGCTTGCCGCGGTTCCAGAAAGAGAACCGTTGACGATCGTGTATCCGTCATGAATCGACTCATAAGGCCAATTTGCCATTGTCTCACCCCGCGATCTTTTTAAAGTTCAAATTGCCGCTCTCGGGCACCCATGCATATCCGCCGATTCGCAGCGAAGAAAGCACCTGCACGTCGTTGACGTACAGCTTGCCGGAAGAGAAATAGGCGATCGCGCTATCGGTGGTAACGCTATCCTCGCTGCCGGAGAAGAAATAAAGCACATCGTTTTCCAGCTTCAGCTTGATTGCGGACGTGCTCTTTCCGATCACAATGCCGGATGAAATCAACCGAATGAAACTGCGCACCGACTCGAACTGCTGCGACGTTTCACCGTTCAGTGTTGAAATGCGGCTTGCCGTCTCAGTAAAGTTCGCTTCGATCGTCCCCGCCATAATGGAGAACGAGGTCTGAACCGTATTCTGCAGCGCGATGAAGTCTTGCGTCCGGACATAGTCCTCCAGCGCAATCATAATAATCTGCTGCGCGGATTGCAGAATCGATGTGTTCTGGGTCATCTGTTCCTGCACGATCTCTTTGATTTCACCATGCGTGGTATAGTCTGCCTCGATCGAGGTAACCCGGTTATTGACCGACGCATTCTGCCGAATCTCCTCACCGATCAACGACGGGCGCGAATCCCCGAGCACGATGCCGGTGCTTGCGGGATTTTTCAGCGGGATCGTCAGCTCGGACAGTACATATGTCTCTTCCGGGCAGAGCGCGCCGCATGAGACGACTACTTTGTCCAGAAACCGGAACGATTCCACATTAGCGTCGGCATTGTGCAGGTCAACCGCCGAGAGCTTGATCGTCTGTTTGAATCGCGCGCCGGTTCCGTTCAGCCAATCGCGACCCCGGTTCATGAGGATCGTCGGATCGGTGATCTCATCCCACGTGGTCAGGCCGGACGGCGCGAAGATCACGCCATATTCCGACGCAAGCGCCGAATCGTTCAGGAAATCCTGCCCTTCGTTCACGCTCTCGATCGTCAGCCGTGCATCGCTCTCCGATTCCGGGTCGATATCCCGCAGCGCCGCGCCGAGCGGTATGCAGGCGGTGTAGGTCTCGGACGCGCTCTTGCGCAGCACAAGGTCGATCAGGTTCTCGCCGAATTCGATCCGTTGGGTTGACGTATCCGGCACATCGGCGAGATAATCCAGAATTGGATTCTCGTTTTCGTCGAAACGAACAATCAAGTAGCCACCGAGTGGGTCAAGCAGGCTGGTTTTCAGGACCTGCCATGCGGAAAGGTAGTCCTTTGTTGCGATGCTGACGGAACCAGCAAGATCGCAAGTTCCTAAACCAAGCCGCTGATTCAAGTTTACCTGCGTATTGTGTTGGGTCAGGATGTATTGCCAGACGTCAGTCGCTGTGTCATCCATATCAAACGGGCGAAGGATACTGTCGAGTAGATACGCCAGCGATCCTTCCGCAACGATCTTGCGGTTTTCATAGAGATCACGCTCGTCCTCGATCGCTCGGCCAACCCAGATCAGAGTGTCATCTCGATAGACCTTGATACGGCTCTTGAGCTTTTCCAGTACACCGCAATGCGGATGCTCTTTTGGAATCGTGAACGACAATTCGCCCGGCTCGTTCTTCTTTTGCGTCAATTCCGGCTCGAGCACGAACAAATCGAACAATCGAGGATCGTAGAGTACGTAGGAATCGCAGAGGATACGGTACATCAGAGCGCTCCTTTCCGGTAGGTGAATGTGATTTGCCCTGATCCAGTTATCCCAATCTCCGTGTCGCCCTCCATGAGCACCAGATATGGAATAGTGTGCATGCCCGCCGAAAGGTTGACGGTATAGTCCTTCCCTAAAAGCGTAAACGTGAGAGTCATTCCGGCGGAAACTGTGATCACCGGCACGACCGGCATACGCGTGTTGGTCAGTGTAATGGTTGCGCTGCCTGTTGTAAGCACCGTGATCGTAGTATCGAAGTGCTCCATCTTGTACGGTCTCGCGCGGCATTCCAGCGATAGTTCGCAATACCCCGCATGCCGTTCGACATCCTCCAGCGTAACCCGGGCATCATAGTAGTAGGTCGGGTCGCGATCAAAGATCACGTTCATGCGACGCCCGTGTGCATCCGCCGCGAATGTGGAGATCAGCGTGTCAAACGGCGCGCGGGTATATAGTGTCAACGGAATGATCCTGTCAGTGTAACGTACCGTACCAAACGCCTCCGAAAGGTCGAGCGCACCGTCGCGCCCTGGGATCTCCACGAAGCTCGTCTGCGGCTCCGGCATGGGGATGGCGTAGGGCGCGACGATCAGGCCGTAGTCCGCGTGCGCCCATTTCGTTCCGAATCGAATATCGCTCACACCAGCCGCTCCTTTCGCCTGCGAATCGCGCCGAGTGCGTCGTCCATAGCCGGCGCAAGCCAGCCGATCGTTGCCCCGGTGTCTGCGACCAGCTGCATCCCGGCAAGTTGCGGCAGATACCGCCGCACTTCACTGATCAGCACATCCAGCTTCTGAGACAGTAAGTCGCTCGTGCCACTGATACCAACGCTATTCGGTAGGTTCGTCAGAACATCGATCGCGCCTACGTCCACGCTGGTTGGAATCGCACTCTGAATCTGCTTGTTCACGTCCTCCATGGCATCCGTGAATCCAACGCCTACGCCTTGGCCCATGTTCTCGCCGATTCCGGCGAACACCTTGGAGGGCGACGCGATACCGAGCGCTTTCTTCGCGCTTTTCACGATGTTGGAGAAGAAATCACGCACTTTCGAAGCCAGCCAAGAAGCCATGCTCTTGATGCCTTCCCAAAGACCGCTGACGATGTTCTTGCCGATCTCTACTACGGAGGATACCGACGACCCGAAACCATTTAGAATTGCGGAAACGATTTGTGGTAATGCCGCGATCAGTTGCGGGAGAGCTTTGATCAGGCCAATCGAAAGCTGAACCGTAAATTCGATGCCCATAGCCATGAGGGTCGGGAGATTGTTCATGAAGAAGTTGATGATCCCCGTGATCAGCTTCGGCAGCGCTTCGATCAGCTTGGGCAGCGCGCGGATGATGCCCTCGGCTAAGCCTTTCACGATCGAAAACGCCGCATCCAGTATCTTGTCCATGTTGTCGAACAGTGTTTCGCAAATCAGGAGCACCGCCTCGATGATCGCGGGAATCAGCGTCGGAAGCGCATCGCCTATACCTTGTTCGAGCGATGCGACCATCTGAATCGCCGCCTCCACCAATGCTGGCAGCATGTCGACAATCCCCTGTGCGAGGGTGGTGATCAGCTGCACCGCACCGTCCGTAAACTGCGGAAGTGCCGTGATTATACCCTGCAGCAACGTCATTACGATGCCGGAAGCGGCGGTGATCAGCGTGGGTAGATTCGCCGACAAAGCACCGCCGATCGCGCTCACAATGCTCATACCAACCTGCACAAATTGCGGTAGGCTGCCAAGAATCAGGTTGGCGATTCCGCCGACCGTCTCTCCGAGCACGACGGTGATCTTGTCGAAATCACCACCCGCCTCGGCAAGCCCCGAGGTGAAATTGCCAAGTAGTGATACGCCGTCGTCCGCGAGCGTCTGCAGCTGCGGGAGCAGTACCGTGCCCATGACCCTCTGAGCCGCCTCCGAGCCTTGTTTTAGGCGCTGTACGGAATCATCGAACGCGCCGAATTTTGCGATTGTGTCCTCGCTCAGCACCGCGCCCATGCGCTTGGCTTCATCGGTCAGCGCCGCGATGCCCTCGCTGCCCTGTGCGATCAACGGATTGAGATCCTGCGCGCTCTTGCCAAAGAGCTGCATGGCCAGCGCGTCGCGCTCCGTTTCGTTCGACACCCGTCCGAGCGCGTCGATGGCGTCCCAGTAAACATCTTCGCTATCGCGAAGCGATCCGTCTGCATTGGTCACAGATACGCCTAGACGATCGTAAGCCTTGGCGAACTGCTCGCTCCCACCGGCGGCGCTAGACATGGATTTCACGTTCTTCGCCATGGAACCGGTCATGGTCTCCAGTGACACATCCACGAGGTCGGCGGCATAGGAATACGCCTGTAGCCGTTCCACGCTCATGCCAGTGATCGAACTCTGCGTCAGCATTTCATCCGCATACGCCGCCGTGTTAACGGTCATATCGATCAGCGCTTTGCCAGCGGCCACTGCCGCAGTACCGATTGCCAAGATAGCCGCGCCGAGCGCGACGCCGATGCCCTTCACAACCGAACCGAGCTTGTCGAATCGACCGCCAGCGTCATCCGCTTGATCGGCTGATTGCTTGATCTCGTCGCCGAATTCGTCCGCCTGCTTACCGGCAGAATTTAGCCCGCTCGCCGTGCTCTCCAGCGCGGTTTCGTTCGCGCCAAGCTCACGCTCCATACCGTTGAGAGCTGCTTTGGCGTTGTTGAGCTGAACCTGCCATGCCTGCGTGCGCTTATCGTTCTCCCCAAAAGAAGAAGCCGCGTTCTGCAACGCGGCTTCGAGGGTTTCGACCTTATCTTTTTGAGCGTCAATCTCTTTTCGCAGGACTTGGTTTCGGGAGGTCAGCGCGCCGACCGATTTGTCCTGTTTGTCGAACTGGGAGGTGACGAGGTTCATTTCGCTCCCGAGCACCTTAAACGAGTGGTTGATCTCGGAGAGAGCTTTCTTGAACTCTTTCTCGCCCTCTATCCCAATCTTGAGTCCGAAGTCGGACGACATTTCATCACCTCCATATGAGAAAATCGGCATAAAAAAGAACGACCCGACGGCCCTTTTGCTCACGTCTGTTTCAGAAGCTGCTAGTGATATATCGGCACATGGTTTTGCCTAATATTTGCAGTAACATCGTTTGAAGATATTTGCGGAAATTCAATGTGCGAATTTTCAAATTCACATTTAATATTGAATTTCATTCCTTATTGGTATATAATACTAATAAGAATGTGAAGAATATTAGGATTGACTATGAAAAGACGACATACCATCCAATGCGCTCTGGTGCATGATGCAGTCAATATGCTTGCTTCTCACGCAACAGCAGATGAAATATACCATGCCATCGTTAAGGAACACCCCCATATCAGCAGAGGAACGGTGTATCGAAACCTCCAGAGATTATCCGATATGGGCGAAATACGAAAACGGGAGTTCCCTGGTGGCGCTGATCGATTTGACCATATCTGCAGCAATCATTACCATGCCAAGTGTGTGAAGTGTGGCCGTGTTTTTGATGTGGACATGGAGTATAAAACAGATTTGGAAAAATCGATCAAGGATACACAAGGTTTCTTATTCACCGGACATGATATTGTGTTTAAAGGTATCTGCTCGGAATGTGAACGTAACCCGAAAATATAATGGAATACTTCGGATAAATTCGATCTAGTGCGCATACGGGAGCATTGAAATACCCCGTAAATAATCTATATAAGGAGAAAAACTATGAGAAGTATCACAACACTGGACCTGCAGTACGCACACAGATTCTACGGATTCAAAGGCGAAGCTCAGTACTTACATGGACACACCGGCATACTGACGATCGAGGTGGAAGACTCTATTAATACCGGCGTAAATATGGTTTTCCCCTGCAACGAAATCCAGAAGACCGCTTGGGATTTGCTGAGAAACTTCGATCATGCTCTGATCCTCCGGGAAGACGACCCCCTGTTACCTGCAATTCTCGATGTATATGAGAAACAGGGGATCAAAGATGGCGCCCCAACCAACAAAATGAAAGGTCCCGCTTTCAAAACCGAGCTTGCCACCGCTTATCCGGATTGCCGTTTGGTTGTGACCAAAGAGACCATGACCGTCGAAGGCATGATCAAAATTGTTTATGATCTGCTGAAGGACAAACTGAACATTGCAAAGCTGACTTTTACCAGCGGCGTTAACGCGGCTTCTGAAGAATTTGATACACACAACAACATCGACCGTTGCCCATTGTGCGGTATTGCACTAAATGAGAATGGCGCATGCCCCAAGTGCGGGTATAAGAAGTAATAACAAGATTCCCGCGTCCTGTAATCTGAAGGGAAATCCTGGTCAAGTCTCTCTAGGAGCAATCGAAAGATTGCTCCTTTTTCATGCTCAATGGATCGCAGGAAGCGGCTTTGGAGGATTGATACGTGCTCAAGGCTGATGGTGAGTCGAACATTGCTAAGCAGAAGCACATCTCATTTAAAAATGGCATAAAAAAACGACCCGAAGGTCGTTTTTGAACTGTTTTATTTGTTGATTGCAAGAGTTGAATCGGGGTACTAATTTGCTCGTTATCAATAGGCCTTTTTCGTGATCGCAATCACTTCCGCGACGACAACCAAAACCATTGCCGCAATTGTGGTGATCAGAACAGCGGGATACATGCCGTTAAATCCTGATGCGGAATTATGCTTAATTACGATTCCGGCATAGGCCCATAGGATTACAAGACCGTAAGCATAGTCCTTATTGCGCAGGATCGTGATAATACCGATGACTGCGCCGATTGCAATGATAGCAATCGCCCAAACGGTTTGCGACAGTCCAAATCCGTTCCAACCCACACTCACCAAAAGCGTCGTCAAGTTCGCGATGGTCGCAACGGTGATCCAACCGAAATAAACACTGAAGGGCAACTTGACGAATACCTTTTCTTTCGTACTCAGCGTTTCTTTGCGAATCGCGCTGACAATGATGGCGAGACACACGAGGATCAAGAGCATGAGTACCATCGAAAGGGCGATGATCCGGTAATGCCATGAGAAAATCCAAACCGTATTCGCGATCGACGATATGGAAAAAACCACTCCGACTTTATTCATGAGCGCATTGCTCATGGTTCTGTTCTTTTTGAACAACCCGAGCTGAAAGACCGTATATGCGGCAAGCAACAAATAGATGACTCCCCAGATCGCGAAGGTAATGCCGGCGGGCGCAAACAGATTAGGGTATGAGTCTGACACAGCTCCCGTACCGATACCGTTGATTGGCAGAATGTTTGCAAGTGCATTCACAACAACCATGAGGATAAAGGTTACTGCAGCCAAAGCTTGAATCGTCTTCTTCATGTATATACCCCCTTTTTCGTCATTATAACATAACTACTGTAGGTATTATATTAATATGAGAAATCTAGAGGAACGATGGTGCAATATCTTCGATAAAGCACTCCGTTTTTACACGAACAATCCCATGAAACTGCCGGTACACCTCCCACTGATCTAAGAGAGCGCCTAGCGGCATGAGCCAAACCTCGCGCTCCGGTCGCCCCAGTAGAGTCGCTCCGTAAAAGATCAGTCGGGCAAACAGCTCTTCGTCGCTTGCCCGACCAACACGTTTTTTGAGGGATCCTCCTCGCTCTCGACATAGCGTTTGGTGCCCTTGACCATCGCTTCCATGATCGCAGTCTTGTAACCGGAGAGATCCAATGGTGTGGTGAGCAGCTCGACTGCTTCCTCGGTTAAAAGCTCACGCTTATTATCCGGCTCAAGAAGGTTGTGCACGAGCGTGCTCTGATTGGCGAGCAGCGTGATCAGCCACACTACCTCGTCCAACGCGAGCTCAAAGTTCTCCGCTTTCATGAGCTTGTCGCCAAGGTGCTCCAACCCACCGTATCGCTTCGCGATTTCTTTGGTCGCACGCGTGGTTAGGAGCATTTCATACTCCCGATTGCCGATCTGGATCATTGCGCCTCTGTCGTTTTCCATGTGTTAACCCTCCGCCGCAAATGTCGGCTCGTAGACCTGCGTGTACCAGCCCGAGATCGTCGCCGCCGGCACGCTCGTATCATCCTCGTTTACCTCCGCTTTCCACGGATGCTTGCCCTGCCCGTCCAGCCTATTGCGCCGGATGATCGTTCCCTCGATCGACGGGGTCGAGAACGTGATATTGTCGCCCTTCGTCTGCAGGTTCGTCGCGGGAATACCGAACACGACACGATAGAGCCAGAAGTAGCGGTACTTGCCGTTACTCTTCTTCGCGCGGAATCCGATCGCGACAGGCTGTCCGCCATTCTCGCTCTGGGAAACCAGCACCTTGTTATCGTCGATCTGTGACCCGGTCAGATCGCTCGCGACCGCCGCGCCGATGTTGTCGATTCCCAGCGTGAGCGTACCGCTCTTGAACTCCTTGACCACCTCGGCCGCGCCATCGTCGGCGTAGAGCGTCGCTTCATTGATATCGATCTTCAATTCCGCGGACATCGCCTTGGCAAGCGATACAGGCGCGGCGTATGTCTCGTCGCCGTTCGTGCCTTCGGTGATCTTCGCGTAATACAGTTTATCCAGTCCGATGGTTGCCATCTAATCTTCCTCCATATACTCCTTCGCCACATCGATGGCAAAGTGGTGATAGCCCGTTTCTTCTTCCAGCCCGATATACCGGCGTTCCGATACCAGGAACCCCGCCGTAAGCAACAACCGAACGAGCATCCGTTTCGCCGCGCAGTAGTTTCCCTTCGAAAAGAGCGATAATCGCGCTTCCTCGATGTTCATGCCCGGCGCATCGTCGGAAAATAGCTCGAAATGCTCCGAGATCGGCGTGATCACGACATACGCGTCCGGCGCAACGGTAGAGAAAACGCCGGTCTCCACAGGAAGTCCGGCGCATGTAACGATCATATTCAGCTCTTCCAGCATGCTCATGGCAGGTTCAGCTCCTCTTTCAAAACGCGCTGCATCTCATCAATACACGGCTTCCTGCTCGAGGACTTTGTCTGCTTCAGAAACGGCTTCGGTGGCTGACCATGCTTGCCGTATTCCAGAAGGTTCGCGAGCATAGCATTACTGACGTCGCCGCGCCCTTCTGAAAACCCGACCTTCACATCCAAATTTCCGTCGCGATCCAGCTTCGCGGGCGATACACCGAGCGAAGCGGCAAGCTTGCCGGTTGAGCGCGATTTAATCTTTGTGCCACGCCCGATCGCCGAGCGGAGATTCGATTTCATCTTGTCCAGAACAACCTTGCCGCCTGCTGCGAGCGCTCTCGGAATCGCAGCGTCAAGGGCGTTGCCCATACCGGCGATCTGATCCATGAAGCCACTAGGCATCTCGATCTTCACCTTAGCCATCTGGCGTCACCTTCTTTGCTAGCACTTCGAGATACATCCCTCTGCCCTGCACATCCTCGACGGACGTAATTTCAAATCGATCAACACCGCAAAGGATCACATGCGCCGTGGTTACGGCCAAGCCCGGGATGAAGCGAATCCGGAACAGATCCGTCGCCTCTGAAAAGGCAGCACGGTTGACCCATTTCTGAGAACTGTGCCGCCCTTCCCGGTAGGCGTGAACGGAAACGAGGATGTTGTCCGTCTTGGTTGCGAACCCCTCTGTGTCCTTCGTCACTACTTCCTGCACGATCGAAATCGGTGTGTTCATTCTACCGTAACTCATGAGCCCACCTTCCAATCACGGTCAAGGCGAAGCAGGGTGTTCACCGTGTTCCACACTTGTTGCCCCGCCTGCACATTGTCCGCGAAGAATCCGCCCGTGCTGCCGTCCCGGCTCTCATAGAAATGGGATGCCAGCATGATCACTGCAGCCTCGGTTGTCGGCGGCATCGCTGCTACTTCATAGGTTCCGGCGGTCAGGTGCTGGTAGCTCTCGGTGTAGGACACTGCAGCGTCGATCAGACGCTGGATGAGTTCATCATCCGCGTCGTGCGTCAGGATCAGGTTCGCCTTGACTTTACTCAGCAGCGTCGCCATGTCTTTAAGACGCACCCGGCTGGTCAGCCGCCATGATTCCCGCGTTCTTGAGCTTTAGAAGAAGTGCGTTGAAATCACTCTTGAGGTCGGCGATGGTCGTTGCGGCACTTTCCGCTTGATTCGTCGCCTGATACACGCTGCCAGCGGTTTGCTCAGTTGCATATCCCGATTGCAGCCCAGTGACGGTGGCGGTATCCAGCACCTCTAGAGTACCGCCAATCACTAACCGATCCCCACCGTCGGTTAGGTAGTTTTTACAGTTGCGGGTCACGTCCCCCACCGGAGTTTCAATGATTTCCATGTAGCCCCTCCGTTACGCCTTCTGTTGCAGGACCTTGATCGCTTCGGGCAGAATCAGCTTACCGTCGAGACGCTGGGAAGCGAGGAAGCCAATCTGGCCGGTGGTTGCATACAGCTCATTCAGACGCTTGAACGTGCGGCCCTGACGATCGGCGATCCAGTAATAGGAGAAGTCACCGAACGCGATGGATTTGTTGCCCGCACTGACTCCCGGCATGAACTCACTGGTCACGATGCGGTGGCCGAGAATCGTGTCCGGCGCGTTTTCCGTAATACCCGGTCGCCAGAGATACTGGCCATCGCCGTCCTTGAGTTTACGCAGCAGCTTCACGGTTGTGTCGTTGAGCACAAACACCGCACCTTTACGGTAGGGCGCACGGAGCGAGTACACAAGATCGATCATCTCATCGCCCGTGATCGTCGATGCACCTGCCGTGGTGACGCCGACTTCCGCGCCACCGGTCGTGTGCAGAATACCGATGGGCTTGCTCACGCCGTTGCCGGTGAGGAATGCGTCTTCTTCCTTGTCGCCGATGCGTTTGCCGAACTGATCGGACACATACCCTTCGATGTCGAAGATACTGTCGGAGAGCAGTTCCTCGGAGACCTTGATCATGGTTGCAAGCTTATACGCACCGAGCACGACCTGCGAAAAGGTATCGTCCGAGAGCGGGTAGGTGCCCTCTTCGTCGACCCAGTCGGCGGTTCCCTTCGACGCGACCACCGGGATCTTGCGATCACCATAGCTGGTCTGGATCACGTGACAGAGCGGACGCAATACGTTCGCAGATGTTAGCTTCTGCACCAGCGTCTTTTCGAACTCGTCCGGCACGAGATAACCGCCCTCGCTGTCGGTGCCTTCGACCAGGGAGTTCAGGATCTCGGGCCTCGGGTTCTTGGAGCGGATCGCGTTCCAGAACGCTTTCTTATATGCATCCGACGCGCGACCCGTTTTCTGTTCCGCGGCGGGCTGTGCAGGTTTGCTGGTCAGTGGATCCGTAGTAGGTTTATTGAGTTCGGAGTCCAGTGTCGCCTGACGCTCCAATCGGTCGATCTCTTTTCCGAGGTTGACGACGTCGGTTTCCATCTTCTCGTAGGTCGCTACGTCCTCGGCGGCGAGAAGGCCGTCCGAACTACGTTTGGTATCGAGAAATGCTTTTGCTGCATCCCACGCTTTGGCGCGCTTTTCGCGGAGTTCCTGAATTTGATTCATATTTCTCTCCTTATTTCTTCAAAAGATTGAGCCGCTGATACAGCGGCTCAGAAGGTTGCTTGTGTTCTGTTTTCGGGATTTTGCTCAGGAGCGAATTTGTCACCGCGCGGCGGCTGAACTGATAGCTATTGATCGAGGTACCGTCCGGCACACCCGTGTCGCGTGTCAGGATACCGTCAGCGAACCCAAGCTCGATCGCCTTTTGCGCATTCATCCACGTCTCAGCATCCATGAGGTGCGCGAGCTTTGCGCGGGACATACCCGTCTTCAACTCATATGCGTTGATGATGCTTTCCTTCACCTCATCCAGCATTGCGATCGCCTTTTGCATTTCTTCGCTGTCGCCTATCGCTACCGTCAACGGGTTATGGATCATGAGCAAGCTGGTCGGGGCCATGAGCACTTCGGTGCCAGCCATGGCGATCACCGACGCGGCGCTTGCCGCGATACCGTCGATCTTGACGGTAACCCGACCCTTGTACTCCATGAGCATGGTGTAGATCTGGCTTGCTGCGACGCAATCGCCACCTGGGCTATTGACCCAAATCACGACGTCGCCCGAGCCGGCGTTTAGCTGCTCCCGAAACAGTTTCGGCGTGACGTCGTCGTCAAACCAGCTCTCTTCGGCAATCACGCCGTCGATGGTCAATGTGCGGATGCCGTCTTCATTACGCACCCAATCCCAAAATTGTCGTTTCAAGAAGAATCCTCCTTTTTCTGCCGTGCTCCCCCGAACATTTTATGTGAAGCTTCACATAAATTGTTTTATGTGGAGTAAGTGATTATGTTGAGTACGAAGAAAAGCACCGACAAAATTCGGTGCTTTTCCAGCGTCTCCCAGCTGCTGTCTTTACATTATTCTTTCAATAGACTTTTTAGCCAGCTC